AAAATCGACAAGCTGATTAATGATAAAATCACCACGGAAAGTGGATTAGAGTTATACATAGACAACAAATACAATGAGTTTAAAAACAGAACAACCGAAGCGCCCGTCGTGGCTGTCCCGTTTAAGTACGACACGGGTGTGGAAGTGGATGACACACTTTATTTCCATCATCTTGTTGTTATTAACGACGGTCAGCCTCTTACTGGCGAGGATAATCACTACCTTGTACGCTACGATCCTGATCATACCATTAATAACCAGGCTATTGCTTACAAGTCTGCAAAGACTGGCGAAATACATCCGTTGGCGGGCTGGGCGCTTCTCGAAGGAGTGGAAGAAGACGAAGAAGAGCAGTCTGGTGTTATCGAAGTTGTCAGACTTAAAGATAGCCCTGTCACGAAAGGCATGGTTGCTTTTGCGCCGCCTTGGGTGGAGCAGCTAGGCCTTAAGCCTGGAGATGTAGTTGGGTTTAGAAAGAATATGGATTACCGTATCAATATTGACGGTAAGGAGTATTATCGCGTCCGCGCAGAAGACCTGATGTATGTCGAAGTCTAAGTTTACTACTATTAGCGCTGCTGAGCGCCTTATGCAAAGCATGGAGGTGGCTATCAACAACATGATCGAAGAGGTTAAGAAGCCTGTCGATCCTGAAGCTGGTGGATCTGCTCGAAAAGCTGAACTTCAGTCCATTAAACAGACTGCTATCGACTGCAAAGAACTACTGGTAGAGCGCCAGAGACTAGAACAAATGGTTAAAGACCTCAAAGACAATGGAGAAATCGAACAAGAAAAAGACTACTCAGGTGGATTCGCAGAAAGGTTCTCAAAGTAACGCTAGCGGCCTCATCTATTGGGACGACTACAACTTTGATAATCAGACAGATACGGCTGGTTACTTAAAGGAAGACTTTAACATTATCTACGATGCTCCAGCAAGACGGAACACTAACTAGTTACCCTTCTTCAATAGATTATTACAGCGATGAATGGACTCATGAATGGAGTAGTGGTGTGGATGGCACCGCACATTTTAACCCATGTAACACACCTAACCCACCGTGGTGGTGCGAAGAAAACGAGCCAGTCCCGATCGAACCGAACATTTTAATAATTGTTGGAATGTTCACATATGGAGTCTTACTTTTGAAGAAATGCACCCGTAGCTCAGTTGGATAGAGCATCTGCCTTCTAAGCAGACGGTCACAGGTTCGAATCCTGTCGGGTGTACGAATTAAATTAAACAACATGCCAGACTTACATTGTCCAGAATGCGGTAAGGAACGCTTTGAGCGATCGCTTACTATGAAAGTAAAAGACGGGAAAACCTACTATGTCGAAGGGCGCTGCGAATGCGGAGCTCAAATGGAACTCACTAACCCAAAAACTGGTGTTGCATCTTTGGGAAAAATGGGTAGATTTGGAAGAAGTTATTGATGTCCAATTTAATAGACATAGAAGGATATGAAACTAAGGGGATTAAGATCGACCCTAACCGTACAGAAGGAGAAGTCATCGAACTCCATGGGCTACTCGTGGTACTCCCAAAGAAACCACCCAGATCGCAGATTCTCTTCCATGACTTACCAAAGTCAATGCAGCTGTGGAAGAGGATACCTATGCCAGAGGAATTGCAGCGGATACGCAGTATGGATGAGTGGCTCGAAAAGCCTGCCGAGTTTCGGAAAAAGTTTCATTCTTACATCGAACAAGAGTTTCAGCGTAGGCGTGACGGTGTTTGGTTTTACAATAATGGGGAACCTACGTATATTACAGGGCGACACTATATGTTTCTACAATGGTCTAAAATTGATATCGGATATCCATCATACCTCGCTTTCCAAAAGGAAATCTTTCTCCACATGGCTGCTTGCGAAGCTGATCCCCGTTGTTTCGGTCAGCTTTATACTAAGTGTCGTCGTTCTGGCTACACTAATATTTGTTCCGCTGTACTTGTTGACGAAGCTACGCAAGTTAAAGACAAGCTTCTTGGGATTCAGTCGAAGACTGGTAAAGACGCTCAGGAGAACATCTTCATGAAAAAAGTGGTGGCTATTTTTCGTAGCTACCCGTTCTTCTTTAAGCCCATCCAGGACGGTACCACCAACCCACGTATGGAGTTGGCGTTCCGTGAACCCTCTAAGCGTATCACGAAGAACAACAAAACCTCGTACAAGGGGGATGCTCTCAACACGGTCATCAACTGGAAGAATACGACGAACAACGCATACGATGGTGAGAAGCTCCACATCATGTACCTCGATGAGGCTGGTAAGTGGGAGAAGCCAAGCGATATCAGGGACGCATGGAGGATACAGCGAACCTGTCTTATTGTAGGTAGAAAGGTGGTTGGGAAGGCTTTAGTGGGGAGTACAGTAAACCCTATGGATAAGGGAGGCAAAGAGTATAAAGACCTGTGGAGAGACTCTCATCCTGGTGAGCGCAACGCTAACGGTAGGACACGATCAGGTTTATATCGCATATTCATCCCAGCTTACGATGCCCTAGAGGGCTTCTTTGATAAGTACGGGAATGCTGTTGTTGAGGACCCAAAACAAACGATAGAGGGGCTCGATGACGAGTACATTTATATGGGGAGCAGGACATATCTCAAGAATGAGCGGTCCAGCTTTAAACACGACGCAAGCGAACTAAACGAGATTACCAGGCAGTTCCCATTCACTGAGGACGAGGCATTCAGAGACAGTATTGAGGGGAGCCTGTTTAACATTGGTAAGATATACGAGCAGATTGAGCATAATGAAGAGTTGTACCCAAACCCTGTAGTTAAGGGCAACTTTATGTGGAAAGACGGGGTACAGGATACGGAGGTTGTGTTCCGTCCTGACGCTCGTGACGGCAGATTTAAGGTAGCCTGGATGCCGCCAAAAGAAATCAGAAATAAGAAGCTTGTTGAGCGTGGCAAGATGATACCCCCAAACCCTCAGATCGGCGTTGGTGGGGTTGACTCGTATGATTTGGATGCCACCGTTGATGGGGGAGGGTCGAAAGGTGCTTTACACCTATATAATAAGTTCCATATGGAGCACCCATCAAATATGTTTGTTTTAGAATATGCCTCTCGACCCCCTCTCGCCAAGATATTCTATGAGGATGTACTTATGGCTGCTTATTTCTATGGGTATCCAATACTAATCGAGAACAACAAGTATGGGATCGCAAGGTACTTTGAATCAAGGGGTTACGACGGTTACTTAATGGACCGTCCAGAGCACTTGAAGTCGTCTGGTTCTGCCTCCGTAAAGACTAAGGGTATCCCATCTAACTCGCAAGATGTGATTCAAGCTCACGCCCATGCTATCGAGGCTTTCATTCACGAATATGTGGGGGTGAATAACGAAACTGGGGAGATGGGTAGGATGTATCTGAACAGTACGCTGGAGGACTGGATAGGGTTTAAAATCAACGACCGTACTAAGTTTGACCTTACCATCAGTTCAGGTTTAGCCCTTCTTGCGGCCCAAAAAGTTAAACAAGAAAAGCCCAAATCTAACTTCGATGAGCAGCGATTTTTTCGCAAATATACCGTGAGGGGATGATTGATTATATTTGCACAATATAAGACATCCGCTGATGTACCAATCGAAGAACAAAACTAACTTTCCAGACCCTCTAGCTCCGCAACAAGAAAAGCAGGATAAGAAGTATGGCTTGCAGTATGCAAAGGCCATTGAGTCTCAGTGGGGGAAGATGTCTGAAAAAACGTCCCTGTATGGAACGCGGAACGAGGTGTTTGATCGTAACAGAGACTACGCTAATGGTACTCAAGACACGAGTATCTACAAACAACTGCTTACCGCACTCAACCCACAGGACGGTGATGGTAGCTTGCTCAACCTGGACTTTACCCCTGTACCTATCCTGCCCAAGTTCGTGAGGGTGGTTGTAAACAAAATACTATCTAGGGACCCCTACCCAAACCTTGAGGCTGTAGATCCACTATCATCTTCTGAAAAAAACAAAGAAAAACAACGAATCAGAAATCAGGTTGCAATTAAGAAGGAGCTTGAACAGCTGAAGGCTGTCACTGGTGGGATGGTGCTTGATATGGATCCAGATATGTTGCCTGATACGCTGGAGGAGGCTGAAATTTTCCTGGATACGAATATTAAGACTGACGCTGAGATTGCAGCACAGATAGGCACAAACATGACGCTGTCTTGGAATAATTTCTCTGACAGCATCTTTAGACGTTGTGTCAACGATATTGCTGCTGTGGGTATGGCTGTTGTGAAGCGAGAGAATGACCCCAACTACGGGATCAAGCTTGACTATGTTGACCCAGCTAACTTCATCCACAGCTACACAGAAGACCCTAGCTTTGAAGACATGACCTACGCTGGACATGTGAAGAGGGTCACAATTGAGGAGCTGAAGCGCATGGCAAACGGTCAACTCACCGATGACCAACTAAAAGAGGTAAAGAAAAAGGCTACGAAGAAAACTTCTGACCTTGCTCGGAATGCTGTCTACGATCCTGTAACCAATCAGAGAGACTATGACGAGTACATGATTGAGATCATGAACTTTGAGTTCTTGTCTCTTGAAAAGATGTACTTTGAGGAGAAAGAGAATAGATACGGAAACACTGGTTTCTTTTATGAGGGGTATGAGTACAAAGAGAAGA